ATATGAAAAAGTTGTGGCTTGTTTCAATATTGAAGTAGGTGAAACAATAGCTAGAGTGGCACAACTCATGGACTATTCAGAGAAATATGGCAGCATAGGCATATTAAGAGAGCCAAAAGTAAGAGAATTCTTTGAAAAAGAGAGTACATATCCGTTATATTTACGTTCATGTCCAAAATGTCTCACAGATATAGCTCAATTAATGAACCATAATATCAATTTATACAGGGAATGTAAGGACCTAACTATAAACATACCAAGAATCAAGTACAATCAATAGTGTTTTATACTCATCAATTAATTTTGAGTTATGTCTAACGGAAATCTCAGATACTATGGCTTAGGAGCTTTGACAGGATTGACCGCACTCGGTTGGATTCTTGACAAAATAACTCCAGAAGTCACCACAGCAGTTTTTGTCGCACTCGGTGCAATAATCACAGCAGATTATGCTAAACACAAAAACGACAACAAAGCCTAAACTTTCTCTTTAGTGCTAATTTTTTATTTTTATTATGAAGCCTATCTGTATTGCATACTCTAGCATATTGAAACAGGTGGAATTTCTTGAGCAAGAAGAATGGCAACACAAGTGGACCAAAGACACACTATGGTATGATGTAATATGGCATGATACATTGAAACTAATCACAGAGAAGGAGTTAAAACGAGCTGTAAATCTGTCAATGACGACATGGGACTTGGAAGTGCCAGTAAAGTATAGACCTGTATGGCAATCTAAAGAGTATCATCAACCAGATATCATAATTCATTTTGCTAGAAGAAAGAATGATGAGTATCTAAAGGAGAGACCAAGTGTACTAGCATACGCATATCTACCTGGACAAGGAAGTTATTCAGGCAAGGTAGTATTCTGTGCAGATTACATCTGGGACCTAAAAGGTAAGGGTATAAGAGGAGATAAAGCAATAGAAAAAGGTCTAGTTGAGAACGCCAGTCCAGACAACATATTGAAAACTTACAACATTCACCATGTACTTATCCATGAGTTAGGTCATACGTTAGGACTCAGACATGACACAGATGGAAATAGTGTTGATGTGATGGACCCATATTACAAGGGAACAACCTTAGACCTATCAGAGAGGGACATATACAGAATCAGATTGAAATATGGAGTAAGAGTATTCAAACATTGGAATCATTATAGTATACTAAAGAGGTGGCTAAAACGCAGGATAAGACGTTAAGAACATTCACAGAAGATGAGGTATGGAAGTTAGTAACTAAAGCTATCACTAGAACACTATATGACGCTATAGCAAGTCATGAGGCACATGGTGAGCAGGTAATAGAGGTGGGTTGGTTGAGAGATTATGCTGACATGATAGCAGTATCATTCCCACGAATACAAGATTAATTTATATTATAGTTTAATTTCTCCCAATTAATGACAAAAACAATCATAGCAGTTTTAGCTGCCTTATTTATAACAGGAGCTGGAATTGCATACGCAGAAGAATCGACAATACAGGTTCCATTTGATTATCATGGACTTTCATGTTGGTTAGAATCTGAAACCACCTATCAATGCACATGGCAAGGAGAAATCGAGCCAATGACCATTGAAGAATTGGAATCATTCAAAGATTCTATCAGTACAGAAGTCTATGAGGAAGAATTAGCCAGGCTAACTGCTCCAATAGTAGTGGAAGTTACTCCAGAACTAACTAAAGATGAAAAGACAATACTAAAACTTGAATCAAAGTTAGTAAAGGGAACAATGATAACACAAGACGCAGTATTATTACAGATGTTAAGAACTCTTGACGAGTGCCAACAGGGATTAGGTAATTCCTCAGCAATACAAGAGGAGAGAACCTTTGTAATATCTGAATGGAATCATTGGGAAGTCACAAATGTTCAGGTAGTAGGACAGTTAGGTGAACTTGTAATGGCAATAGAGGAGTGTAAAGCACAGCATACACTTGAAAACCAAACCTTAACTGTTATGTACAAACACTTTGAAGATGCAAACAGAGCAGGTAATTTTAACCACTTGGAAGCATTGGAAGGTGTAAGTGCCATACCATACTCACAGTACACAAAGTCTGACAGAACAGTAGACATTGGTGTAATATGTAATAGTCACGCATACCCACAACAATACAAAACACTCATGGGTTGTGAACCAATAAAGTATGATGGATTTACATATCCAGAGGGTAACGGTTTAATCAGTTACTACTCACCAATACTAGAGGAGTACACATTCTTCATGCAGGACTATGGCAACAAAATAGCTACACCACATGACAAACAAGTACAGGCTAATATTGCAGAACCGATAGCAAGAGAATTGATAGAGAGTAACCTATTCTATCAAAACAAAATCAACAGGGAATAATCCCTTTTTTTCTTTTTTCTAGTAACACTTATCAACTGTAATAAATTTACTTTACTGTGGTAGAAGAGATTACAATCAGGAAGATACCTGTTAAAGATATACAATTTGATGAAACAAACCCGAATGAACTAACAGATGAACAAATGGGAGCTCTAAAAGAAACTATGGAGAAGTTTGGCTACCTTGCACCTGTTGTATTAAACAAGAATCTAGAGGTAGTTGATGGCGAACATAGGGTGAGAATATATCAGGAATTAGGTAAGAAAAATATCCAGGCTTATGTGCTTGATATAGATAATATTGACAAGAAAATACTCAGACAACTAATGAATAAACTCAAAGGTAAACACGACAAAACAAAGGATGCAGACGAGTTTAAGGCAATATTTGAATCAGGTAGATTAGAGGAATTCAGTGAACTCCTGGCACAAGATGTGGAAGAATTCCAGCAGGTGTTAGAGAAAAAGTTTGACATAGAATTTGAAAGAGGAGAGGAAGATGAAATCCCAGAACCACAAGAGAATACAAAAGTAAAACTAGGAGATATCTATCAGTTAGGAAGGCATAGGATACTGTGTGGAGATTCATCAGGAGACCTGAGAGAGTTTTTTCAGGGTTGTACAATAGACCTAATGGTTACAGACCCTCCTTATGGAGTGGATTATGGTGAGAAGAATAAATTTCTAAATAAATATGACAGGGGAACAAGAATAGACGCAGATATAACAAATGACAATCTAGAAGTATATGACGATTTCTTTAAAGGGTTTCTGGAAAAGATACCATTCTCAGACTATAACTCATATTATATGTTTATGGGGTATACAAAGATGAGAGAAGTTCTCACATCATTAAATGACTTGGGATACTATAATGCAGCTATTCTAATCTGGGTTAAGAATCAATTTGTAGTGGGCAGGTCAGACTTTAATCCACAACACGAGCAGATATTATATGGCTGGAAGAATCATCATAAATTTCATGGCGACCACACAAATTCTTCAGTATTCTTCGAGGACAAGCCAAGAGAGAACAAACTACACCCAACAATGAAGCCAATACCATTAGTGGTGAGACTAATCAAACTAGGCAGTAAGAAGGGAATGAAGGTATATGAACCATTTCTAGGTTCAGGCACGACGTTAATTGCCTGTGAGGAGACAGATAGGATATGTTATGGAGTAGAAATAGAGCCAAAATATATAGATGTGGTGATTAAAAGATGGGAAAATTATACAGGTAAGAAGGCTCAAAAGGTATGAGAATATGTCTGTTTTGTGAGAAGAATCCTGTTGATAAAAAGGTGAATAATGATAAGGACGCTACACTATGTAAGGAATGCTGGTCAGATTGATAGAGGTAGGCACATTCATAGTAAGTATAGGTATTCTATTAGTGAATGTAGTATTTTATGCCAAAAAGTGGGAAACAGGTCAAAAAGGCTAGAACGACTTGATTAATATATAGGGGTATAGTCTCACAATACATGAAACCAACAGATTATTTGAAATCAGTAGGAGTCGATATTTTTACAAAAGGACACAATTCCTACAAACTATCAGCACCAGGCATGATGGACCTAACAGTAGAATCCTGGCAAAGTGGAGGAAGCACAATGGTATCAATGTGCCACTATGGAGAGATGAATGGAGACCTAATGAAAGACCCAGATGTATTATTTGAAGTCAGAGGAGATGATTCATTAGTGTATAGAGAATTCCAAAATGACTATGCCAACTATTACTCAGAGAGTCATGAGGAAACAAAAGACTTTATGGAGAATACATGGCTACCAAACCTTAAAGCACAAGGACATAAATTGGTAGAGAAGGACCTAGAGAATTGACAACTCTCACAGATATAGAGATACATGATAAATTTCTAAAGGAATTAAATCACTATATAAAAGATTGTTTGGAAGCAGGTTCATCACCAAAAGATATTAGAAAGTCAATAGAATGGTTATCAAATAACATGATGACACAACTATTCATAGATAAGAAGGAAGAATCATGATAGAGTGTAATCTATGTGATATGCAGTTCAATGATAGAACAATAGGATTACTAGATATAGTAAAACAGGTACACGAAAGATGGCATAAAGGATGTAAGGTAGAGGGAAGAAACACCACAGAGGGTACAGTAGAATGGATAAAAACATAAATAGTCAGAATTAGAAACAATTACATGGTTACAACAGATAAAGCATATTTTGAATTATGTGATAACGCATATGAGACATGGAAATCATACACTATGGCATACATTCAAACAGTTAGACCCTTTTGGGAATCCCTACACAAGTAGGATTTTTTTCTTTATTACTTCTTTATGATAGTAAATCTATCAATTCATTAATGTTAAACGATACAGAAATATTAGTTCTGCAAACTATTAGAATGAGATTCAAAGGTAGTGAGGCTTTGGCATATATGAAGGCTAACGGTAAGGAGATATCATTACAACATTATTATAAAGTTAAAGGACATCTGGACGCCACCAAACTAAAGCGACTCCATGAGATAGGCACACATGGATTTGAGGACCAACATTTAGAAAGAATTGGAACCCTAGAACAATGCCAAGAATTACTATGGAAGAATTACTGGAAGGTTCACCTAAACAAACCTGATACTGCTTTAAGAATACTCCGAGAGATTAGAGAGATTCAACCATATCTATCAGCTTATTACGAGGCAACTAAACACGTAATACAGAAGGAATATGACGAAGGACATATCAATATATCCAGCTTGGGAACAGCACCAGAAGGACCTTAAAGAGGAGTCCATTGATTTCCCTGAGTATAGAGGGTTATCATTTAAAGAGTTCTGGGAAGCACTACCAAACAAGTTAGAATACTTTGACTATGAAGAAGATATAATTAAAACATTAGAAAATAATAAGAAAATCTGGATTAAGAAGGCTACTGGACTTGGAATCACCGAGGTATTCTGCCGATTTATTGCCTGGAATTGTCTCAAAGATGATAAGTGGAGAGACACCCAAGTAGACGTATCAGCAGTAATAATCACAGGTGCCAACCAGGACCTAACAAATAAGGTGGTGGGTAGAATTAAATCATTATTCAATGCTGAGTTTAAGACCAAAGAGTCAGTATGTATCTTAAACGGTTGCAGAGTAGAGGCATTCCCGACCAACCACTTGAGTCCTGCAAGAGGGTTGAATCCAAAGGTAGTCATGTTAGATGAAGCCGATTTCTTCCCAAACAGGTATCAAGATGAAGCTAGGACCGTAGCAGAGAGATACATTCCAAAGACTAATCCATTTATTGTTATGATTTCAACTCCCAATTTACCAGGAGGACTATTTGAGAGAATGGAAGATGAAACAGATAATGGCTATGTAATGAAGCAGATGGATTATACCATAGGAGTAAACAAAGTATTCAGACCAGAGGATATAGAGACAGCTAAGAAATCACCATCATTTGAAAGAGAATACAACTTAAAGTATGGTTTTGGCACAGGAGATGTGTTTGAGAACCTTGAAAATATCATCACAGAATATGACCTACAAGTTATCGGTGGCAGAGGTGGCTGTTATGGAGACCCAGCATTTGGCTCATCAAACTTTGGTGTACTAGGTGGAGAGATAAGAGATGGACTCCTCTACATCACCGAAGCCAATGAATACCCAAGACCAAGTCCATCTGCTATGCTTGATGTTATGGAGGATATGGCACACAGATACAACGATAACTGCAAAATCGACTCGGCTCACCCAGGATTTATTAGAGACCTTGAAACGAGAGGAATACCAGCTCTACCGATTAACTTTGGACTACAAATCAGGGACCACGAGTCTGCGAACATTCAAAGCCTAAGAAGCAAGATGGCTATCAATGCCGCCCAGATGGTAAAGAATGGTAAGGTAAGAATTCACCCTAGTCATACAAAACTAATCTCACAGTTAAGAGCCGCACAATTTGACATCAAAGGTGGCATAGATAAATCAGAACTCAACTTTGATATTGGAGATTGCTTCATCATGTGTTGTTGGGACCTAAAGGAGTTTGACTATGGACACTATGACGTTATGAATAACAAGCTGGTATATGGAGACGATACAGAAAAACATAAATCAAAGAGTGTATTAATGAATACTGAATCCTATGAATGATGAAGATAGAGTGCAACAGTTTATCATTAAAGCAACAGGCAAGACAATAGGAAGAAATAGTAAGATGTCATTATCCATATTATTTGCAAATACTTATTCAGAGTATGTTAAAGCTATAAACGATATTAACAATGGTTACACATTATACAAGGAACTAGAAGACAAGATTGAAAAGATTAAACTCATAATAAAAGACCTGGATAACATACCAACTTCTGTAATCAATGAGATAATAGATGAGAATACAGAAGGATAAAGTAGCACATTTCATAATAGGATTCTCTCTATCAATGCTTGGTATCTTTTGGCTGCCACTTGTATTATTAGGATTTATCTTTGGATTTGGTAAAGAGTTTTATGACTTGTCAGGTAGAGGAACACCAGAGGTTGATGATGTGATAGCAACTCTAATAGGTGCTGTGATATCTATGGGTATTGTGGTGTTGGTATGAAGGATAGAGGACCATTAATATTTTGTAAGATATGCGAGAAAGAATATGTCTACTGTTGTTTTATGCACTATTACATCATTAATTCCTGGAAGCTGTTAGAAAGATAATGACCAGAACCATACGAAGAAGGCACTCGAAACACCCAACAAGAGATGGCAATCATAACCCTGTATGTATAGATGAAAAGTGTGAGGACTGTGTTTAAACATCTAAAGTATAACTGCATGGGATATAAGACTCATTGGTGGAGAGCCATGAGTATGAGTGTGGCACTATTCATTCATGCCTGGTTCCCTGATGTACTTACTACTTATGCAAGTAAGAAAATGAATGATGTTACATGACCAAATCATTTCATATCTGTTCACAATGCTTTGAGTTTAGAGGTAAGATTTTTAAAAGAGAAGGTTGGATAGTAACACATGAATAAGAGACCACAAACCCATGAGGAGTTAATGGGATTATTTGTAGAGTCAATAGAGGGAATACTCAAGGATATTAAGATTAAGCAAAAGGAACTAAAAAAGGCTAAAGATTTCTCAGATGTAACCAAATTACACTACACCACACGCCAGATTCAATCGTGGTTTAGGAGAGTTGGTGGCTTACCTATACCTGAATAGAACCAGCTGACAAGCTTATAAGCTTACAGCTTTACTTTACTATTTAGTCTATTATTGTTAACCTTATTGATTTATATTATCATTTATTATTATATTATTTATGACTCCTAAGATATTACCTTGTTATAGATACAAAGCTAGAGTATTAGCCAGACGATTAAGCAAGGCTAACTACTCACCAATCTAGTCTATTATTTCTCTTTATATATTACATAGTAAAAAATGTAAATTGGCTTATGGATTGTACTTAGTTATGGACCAACCCAAATGGTACCGTGACGATTTTAGTTCTGAAAACAAACTAACAGGCACAATATACACTAACCAACAATACACTAAAAAGAAAAACCTAACAGGATATACACTCAAAATAAGATTATATAAAAATTATAGATGGGGTGATTATTTCGGTAAGACAGCAACAATTAGTTCTGCCACAGGTGGAACATTCGAGTATGCAGTTAATCAGAATGAAATGCCACCACCAAATATTTATAATATTAAACTAGAATTGTCAAAGACAGGTGTCCAGGAATCGACACTTAACAGACAAGAGTTACTTATCCTTGAAGGACCATCATCTTGATAATACCTAAAACTAATGCAATAGGTGGTCCAGTTCATGAGGCTATCCCAATACTGTCAGAAGCCAATAAGGTGCCACTAGCCAAGATTGTAAGAAGTGATTTCTCAAGAGAGCAGCCAGTACAGGTAACATTTGAGAGGTTACTAAAATATCACGACAGAACACCACAGATTCAGATAGCAGTATCATCTTATTCGGAACTGATTACTGGCACAGAAATGACAGTAAATTCAGAGAATGAAGAAGCCAAGACATTAATTGAAGAATGGATTAGAAGCACAAACTTTTATGATAAATTTGAATCACTCGTTACAACCGTACTAATCACAGGTAATGGTATATTGGAAAAGTTAGATGAGAATGATACTCAAGATGTGTTAGAGGTAGACATGGCAACCATCATAGCCAAGAAAAGAGATACAGCAGGAGCATTAGAATATTATGAACATAGGACCCAGAACGGTCAGACAGATAAACTAGGTGAAGGCAAACTAGGTAAATTTATTGAATTCAACTTAACCAATTATTCCAGGCAACCCTGGGGTAAGTCATTATTCTATAGTCTGGCAATTCCAAGAACAGTAGGGAATAGAACAACAGCACCACTAATAGAAATCATGTGGGGTATTGAAGATGCTATGGGAGCAATCATTCTGAATAATGCCTATCCAATTACAACCATCACATACCCTGGTGCAAGTGATACATATCTAGAGAAGGAAGCAACAAGATGGCAGAGATACAAGCCAGGTGACAAGCGAGTACAGAAGATAAAGCCAGAGATTGAATTCTTTGAGACATCAGGGAATAGCAAGTACACAGATTACATCACCCATATAGAGAAAACATTTGAGTTGGGTACACAATTCCCACACGATATAATGACAGGTGACTTTACATCTAGAGCTAGTTCAGAGACAACAGACAACATTGTAATGAAAAGAGTCAGAGGTTATCAGAGATATTTAGCTAACAAATTAAAGAACGAACTGTTTGACACTATACTAATCCAGAACGGATTTGACCCAGATGAGGTTGAACTGTCAATAGGATTCACTACACAAAATGTTGTAGAGTTAGAAGTTAATCAGATTAAGGACCTAGTAGACTCGGGACTCATGACAAAGAGTGAAGGCAGGGAATGGTTCAGAACCAACACAGGTATGGAACTACCAGATGATGATGAGATACAGGCTAACCAGGATTTACAATCAACTGTAGCTAAAAACGCAAAAGACATCAAAACAGAACACATCAACACCATGAACGAAATTGCCAACGTTAAAGCCAAGACAGTAAGGAAATGCAAGATGTGTAAGGAATCACAACACTCACTATGTACGAAGCGTGGCTGTCAATGCCAGTAGACTTTGACGATTTGACCAAACGAATCCTAGACAACTTGGACAACATCAATGACAAAGTTACGGACCTATGTGACAGAATGACAAAGGTAGAGGTCAATCTTGATAATCATTTTAATGAGATAGAGAGTAAACAAAATGCAAAGGATAAGAAATTCTACTATGTAATTGCCATGATGGGAATAGGATTCACTTTATTTGAAATCATTAAGGAGTTATTATGACCCATTATGAATTAGTTGGAGAAACAACTGGAGTAAAGACACAAAATGAAGAATGGTTCACAACTGACCTTCAAGTGTATCTAAAGCCTAAACATTGTCATTTTAATATTTCAATCAATAATAATTCATCAATAGAAATGACCTTTGATGGTGGCAGTAATTGGGTAGATTTTACAAAAAGTAATCAGTTAGATTTAGCTGATGAAATTCATATTATGTTAAAACCAGGAGATTTAATCAACATGAGAGCCACAGGTGGTTCTGGGACTACTGTTAATCATTGTGAAATATATGCCGAAGTATAGAGTAAGTAAGGTATTTTGTAGTAATTGTGAATCAGCCCAGATGAAGATGATAGGGAATAACATAGCAGAATGTCAGGTGTGCAAGGCAGTTAAAAGCATTTAAATTGATGTTAATTATAATGATACTATCGGGTGAACCAGCCTCACCCAAGTAGTTTGACCAAGACGCATACCGTGAGGGTGCCAGGAGTTGAAAATCTCCTCATTGAGGTCAGCTATTTCTTTTAACTCATAACATTATAGTATAATCACGTTCTAGGTCGTTAGGTACAAAGAATGTCGATACATCATGTGCCTATTATTTCTTTTTATCATTTTAAATAAAAAAGTATCATTGAAACTAGAAGCTTATACTAAAGTAAATGAATCAGCAAAAATATCTGGTGTAGCATTAATTCCAAGAATTAGTAGAAATAACAATCTATACACTAAAGCCGAACTGGAGAGATTTGACGGTGTAGAGGTTCCATTGAACTGGGAGCATAATCCAGGACAGGTAATTGGTACAGCAACATTTCACTATAACTCAAGTTTAGAGACAGTATATTATGAAGGCGAGATAACCAATGAAGGTGCCGCCAGTCTGGCAAAGAACAAGACATTATTTACAAGTATAGAGGCTAATCCAACTGATTTAAGAGAGATATGTAATGGACCAGGAGATTGTTTCTCTATGCCCTATGGACTTCAACCTGTAGGTCTGGCACTCACAGAAACACCTGGTGTGCCAGAAACAACAGTAAATGTAATGGAGAAATATATCGAGGAATGTAGCCATCATGAGTTAGAACATGAGGCAGCAGAAAAAGCAGGATTACAACATACTGATTTCATTAAAGACTTTTCATCATTTAAACAAAAAGTATATGACCATTTAGGTGTAGAAGAATGTGCAGATTGTGGCAAGTTACACGAAAAAAAAACGAAGCAGTAACGTTATCAGGACCACAAGCAAGAGCAGATATTAAAAAGAAAAAGAAAGTTGCACAGGTCCCAAGAGGCTTTGAGTTTAATGAAACATTAGACGATTCTTGGAGAGAAGTAGAGCATTATTTACATAATAAATATACCGTTACGGAATCAATTAGTAAGAATAAACTAAAAAAGTTATGGAGTGAATTAAAACCACAACAAAGGAGAGATTTAGTAAAAAAAATGAAATTAGATGTAAAAATAGCCGATATTGAGTTTGATGATTTATCTGATATGAATATTAAGGCATTAACATCTATTAATAAGCCTGAATTATCAGTTATTTTAACAACCATATTTAGTGTAACAGTTGCAGGATTAGCATTAACCATATTAAATGCACCTATGAATAAATCTGTATCAGATATTAAGAGTGAGCCTATCCCAGATGATATTAAACAACAAATAAGTGATAATCCCACATCAATAGGTCAACAAAAATCAGATACAGTAGGTAATCCAGAGTTTAAGGCATTTACACATTCATCATCATTTGTTGGTAATGTGTTATGGGATAGAGAGAGTAGTGAGATGGATATATTATTGAATGGTAAAACATATCACTTTTGCAGAGTATCAGAGAGACTATTTGATTCATTTGAGGGAGCAAGTAGTAAGGGTGCCTTCTTCAACAGAGAAATTAAAACCTTACACGATTGTTAATTAATTTAGAGAGTTTAATTTAAATTATAGTATATTATCGTTAAATTATGAAACAAACAAAATTTTCTGAACCTGATATATCAGACAGAACACCAAAAGGACATAGAATTCATCATAAGAAACAATATATGAAAGAATATCCAGTTAATGATAAGACTTATGAAGGTATAATGAAAGAAGCCGAGAATTTAGGATATGATACATTTATCGTCGGATATTCAGGTGGGAAAGACTCTGGAAAAGTATTAGATAAATTAATTAAAATGGGTAAATGTGATGGTGTCCTTCATTTACGAACAAATACTGGCGTAAGTATGACAGAGGATTTTGTTATTAATCAATGTAAAGAGATGGGAGTTAAATTATACATTAGAGAACCAACACCATTATCATTTGCTTATGTTGCTTATTGTCTCCAATTTGGATTTCCTGGACCTAATATGCACTCTGCAATTATGAAAATTCTCAAATATAATACTATGGTTAAATTTGTACAAGAGCCAGAATTTAAAGATAAGAAAGTGGCACTTGTTGCTGGTGTAAGGAAATGGGAATCAGTAAGAAGAATGGGAAATTATAATGAACCAATATCAGATGATAGTGGTCTAACATTCATTAATCCAATATTTTATGAGAAAGATGATGAAGTGTATAAATATTTCATAGAGAATGGGTTAAAGAGGTCTCCATCTTATGAGACATTAGGGTTCTCTGGAGAGTGTATGTGTGGTGCTTTTGCACAGAAAGATGAGGCATTATTATTAAAACAAGTGGACCCAAAGAGATTCGAGTTCATGGAATGGATAACAGATGGAATAAAGAGGTTTGGTTCTAAAAATGCACAAAAATATACAAAGTGGGGAGATACATCAGATTTTGATGATGTAAGAAATCAAGAGATAATGGAAAAATTTTTCACACCAGAACAATTAGAAAATATTGATAGAATGGCTGTAAATACCTGTGGGTCCGAGTGTGGTATGAGTACAATGAAAGGTATGTTAGATATTTGAAATGTCCTAGATGTAAGAAGAAATATGATGGTTATTGGCAAGAATGTAATGAGTGTATAAGGGATTACTATCCTGAAACTTAATCATTACTTCTTATCTAAACACTATTTAAAGAATTAGTTATGCCTTGCGATTGTAAAAAATCAGAAATGGAAGAATGTCCAGAAGGACAAACTTTCGACGTCTCACAAGGAAAATGTGTAGCTAAAGAATCTGCATTTGGAGACCCAAAAACTACTGACGCACAACCTGACGTAGCTTCATCTGGAGCTGATGTTGGTGGAAGCCAAGAAGTTGAGGGAACACAATGCCCAGAAGGACACAGCCTAAACGCTGACTCTGGTGTATGTGAACCAAATGGCTCTGATAAAACAGGTGATATTGGTAAAACAAATACATCTATTTCAACAGAGAATAAGAGACTAGCCGCCATTGAACAATCCATTAAGGCTCTTTCAGAAAAGAAACCATCTGCACAAGTTGGCTTAGATGACGGTCATAAGACCTGGAATCAAGTAGCTGAACAGATGGCACCATCTTTGAGAAAATTCGGTAAGTTTGAGTTTGATATCTCCTTAGAATCTCTAAGAAGCATTAACACCAAACAAACCCGAGATAGACAAGGTGCAGTAACTGAATCATTCAGAGACTCACCACTACAACTCAAAGAAGCTGTTTCTATTTCAGGAACTCACGCAACACAGGACTTAGATACTGACGTTGCAATCGTTCCAGGTGGAATTTCTTTCAAACCTGTATTCCAGTTTGCTAAAACCAAACGTATCGAAGCAGGTATGGATAGAGCAAGATTCTTCAAGACTTCTATCCCAGCTAATGGTTCACAAACCGTTGGAACAACCCCTTCAGAAGCAGTACAAACTTTCACTAGCGTTGAAGTTACTCCAAGCACTATCACAGGTGTTTACTTAGTAGGTGACTTTGATGAAATTGAAAACTCACCTTTTGACTTGCTACAAGCAATAGTCGAAGGAAGTGCAGCCTCATACGAAGATTTTGTTGCAACTGATATGTTAGATACCATTTCAGCAGAGGGAACTTTAACTCCAGGACTCTGGATTAGAGGAGATACCGGTGCAACCATCACTTCATCAGATGTAGCCTCAATGGCACTAGATGAAACAGGTATTGCAGTTGGTAGAGAATATCTTGAAAATCAAGGATATCTTAGAGGTGGAATTAAACCAATTTGCTTCTTAGACCCACAACAATGGAGAGAACTCATCACCAGCAGTAACGTAACATCATTGGCAACCAGAAGTGCTCCTGACATTTGGCTTAAAGCTGAATTAGAGCAATTTATGGGAGTTCAATTAATTGTTACCAACGCTGTCGAGCATAAAAACAACACCACAAACAATGCAGTAAACGCCTATATGTGTGTCCCAAAACACTCATACGGTATCGGCATTAAACGTGATGTAACTGTTAAAATGCACGAAGTTGGTGAAGATAACCAAGTGAGAGTAAACACAACATGGAGAACTAAAGCAGGTGTCATTGATTCTACATCTATTGTAAGAATCAGTACAACCGATTAAGCTTAATTCTCTTTTTTTTATTTTTTTACCTTTTAGTCGACAATTTTAGATTAAAGAAATATATTACCCGAAAACAATTACCTATTATGGAACAAGAATTCAGATGTGTTGATTGTTTGAAACAAACATCAGCAGACAGAAAATTCACTTGCAGAAACTCATTTCTGTGCAAAGAGTGTAGGAGTCTATATTGAAGCCTATCTACCAACTCTACGAAGAAAGAGTGTATAGAGAACAAGAATGTAAGATATGTGGATATGAAACCTTCAAAGGTGACATTGAAGTCCATATACGAGCAAAACATACCAAAGACATTACTCCTATGTGGAGATAATCTCTTTTTTTATTATTTCTCTTTATTTTAGACACAAATGAATAGTAATGGCTAGTAATTTCTTCGGAATTAACAAGTGTAAGCAGTTACTCAACATAGATGTGACTGATACGGTAGATGATGAACTGTTAAACTCATTTGGAGAGGTTTCCAACCAACATATCGATAATATCCTAAAACAGCATGATGAAAGAATACCATTAAAGGTCCCAAGTATTCTGGCAGACGTACAAATGGCAGCTAACTATTACGTTTGCTCATTATTCAGAGGTAAACGTGGAGACAATGAAACAGCCAAGTTTTGGAAAGAAATGTTCACAGATACCATTAATGGAATTATAGAGGAGAGAAGTATTGAGGGTTTATCCTATGATGTTCAACGATTCAACGATAGATATAGACAAGAAGATGTCTATAGGCTATGGTAAATATTAATTCTCTTTATACTCAAATTGTGAGTTAATACAGAATGTTTCAATTACCAAACTCATGGAATCTAACTAATAGAATCAATGAAGCCAAAACAGAATCTTTTCAAACCTGGGCTGACAGTACAAGATACCTGTCAGAACAAGCAAGAGCAGACAACGTTATTAGGGTTTTATCATTCCCAGAAGTAAGCCCATCTGGAACAATCGACATGATTAAAGAATTTGACTATACACACAATCTAGTAACCAATGATGGTGAGATTTTCTATGCAAAACAAGGAGCAGGAGAGACACCAGCAACTAATGAAAACTTTGCAAGTGGTAGTTTTGATATGGGAACCACAGCATATACAGAAGCAGAAGGTGATACATATAACGAGTATGATGTATCAGGTGCTTCAAGCATATCAGGAAGTATTCAAACATTCACATCAGGTTATCCTAAAACTAATGATACAGGAGATACAGACAACACAGGAGACGCAACTGACGCAGTAAGTTACGCAGTTAATTACGCAGCCGCAGCCTGGAATGATACAGACGTAGAACAAGGCTGTATTCATAACAACTCTAGTCCAGTATCAGCAACAAAGCTATTATCAGTCTTTTCATTTACTTCATTTGCTAAGACAAGCTCTGACACCTTAAAGGTATTCGTAAATCACGCTTTCGAAAACCAATGAGCCTTAGAGCCATGTTTGAGATGTTAAATCGTCTTAATCATACACCTTCTAAATCTCATGGTGGCATAGACGCTAAAATTTTTCACGCTGAAAGAATCAATACCATATTAACGAGGGTTAACTAATGGCTGATGTTAAGATTTCTGCTCTAGGTGCAATAGCCTCAGTAGCAGGAGAGGACCTTATAGCAATAGTTGACGACCCTGGTGTCACACCAGCTTCAAGAAAGGCGACAATGACACAAGTATTAGCCTTTATCAACGCTAATATCTCAGCATTAGCTAACATAGTAGAAGATACAACTCCAGATTTAGGTGGCACATTAACTGGCTCAGGCTTTGACCAAACAGGTATGGGAACCATATCTATGACCGAACAAGCCGCTGCCAATGCAGATGTAGCAGGAGATGGTCAGATGTGGGTAAAAACAGCAACACCAAATCAATTATGGTTTACTGATGATGCAGGTACAGACTTTCAACTAGCCAGTCTAGCAGGAACTGAAACTTTAACTAACAAAACATTAACTTCACCTACTTTAACAACCCCAGCACTTGGAACCCCAGCAAGTGGAATATTAAGTGGCTGTACGGTAATTCCAATGGCTCAAGCCTCAGGTATTCTTCCTGACGCAAATATGCCAGATCTTACAGGAGATATAACAACAGTGGAAGGAGCAGTAGCCACAACAATAGGAGCAGATAAAGTATTACTA